GGAGCTGGAAGCCTACCTGCGCCACAAGTTCGCACGGTTTGACCTCAAGTATGAGGATGTGTTTGCACCCGACGCTGCCGACGCCATTCGCGCCCGACTGGTGCACATCCCGCGCGGCGGCAAGCCCACCGATGCACGCAGCGAGTGCTATCCCCTGGTGGTGAACAACCTGGTGTGCCGCGCCATGAACGCCGCCGCCCGCGCAGGCTGGCCCCAGGTCGACGCCCAAGTGATCTCGGGGTGCTAAGCCATGGCCATCTACCGCATCACCGTCATTACCGCCAGGGGGCGTCTGAGTTTCGCTGGCTTGTTTAAGAGCTCCTGCGAAGCCGTGGAGCAAACGATGGCCGACTGGCCTGAGGCCAAGAGCATCAAGGCCAACCGCATCGGAAGGACCAAGCCATGAGCCGCCGCACCTGTGAAGAGCTGGGCGTATGCCAAGCCCGCGCTGGCTGCTCCTGCAGCCGCAGCGACCAACACGACACCGAGGCTCTGCCTCCAGGTGGCTACTACTTTGCCCCTGGCGCTATTGAGCAAGGTACACGCCGCCCCCGCCGCCTGGGGGGCTGGCGCCGCGTTGTGCTCGACGTGATGGGCTTGATCGCCATCGGATTGTGCATTGGCGCTGCCTCTGGATACCTGCAAGTCAAGGGGTGGCCGTTTTGAGCATCGCACCTGAAAAGCTGTCCTGCCCTGTGTGCTCGGCTGAGCTCACGTTTGAACAGATCCTGGGGCGCCTGGAGGCCGACCGCACGTTTGATCGCCTGGTGCAGATCAGCGTGCCGCTTGGCACCCTGGTACTCCAGTACCTGACGTTGTTCACCCCAGCGAGCCAGCGTCTGACCAACACGAAGAAGCTGCGCCTGCTGAACCAGCTGGTGCCCTGCCTGGAGGCCAGGTCTATCACCCACAAGGGCCGGGAGTGGGATGCCCCGCTGCCGCATTGGGCCCAGGCCATCGAACAGATGCTGACCGCGCGGTCTATGGATCGTCTGGCTCTGCCCATGAGCAACCACAGCTACCTGTTCACGATTTTGGCTGGCATGGCCGACAAGCACGAAGCCGCTGCAGAGCAAAAGCGTGAACAGGAGCTGCGCACCGGGCCCCGTGCACCCACCGTCAATGGACCGACCAGCGTGGCCGACCTGGTGCAAGCACCAGCCGCCGCCCCTCGTCCAGCTGCACCCGCACCTGCACGCGGCGGGCTCAGCCCCACCGTGCGTGCCATGCGCGCACAGATTGCCCAAGCGAAAGGTCAAAAGTCATGAGCCGCAAATCTACCCTCAGCACCGAAAGCGGTGCTGTCATCAGACACCTCAAGGCACATGGCCGCAGCACTGCCGCCGCCTTGCACCCGCACTTCGCAGCAATGAGCCGGGCCCAGCTGGTCCGGCGTCTTGACAGCCTGGTGACCCTGGGCTGGTTGGACTTTGGCTGGACTGAGGCGGGCGACAAGACCTGGTCCATTCGCAGCAGTGCTCGGGCCATCCCTGTGCACACCACGGAGCCAGAAAAGGAACCAGAACCTCTGCCAGTGGCTCTGCCGCGCCGCATCAACGTGATGGTGGGCGAATACGTCCCGCCGCGCATGACTTCGCTACGGCCTGGTTCGCTGGACTACCAGCGTATCGAGAGCCGTGGCCACCGCTGCTGACCTTTCAACTTAACGAGAAAAATATGACTACCGCCCTTGAACAGATTTCCAAGCTATCCGAAGTGCATGCTCAGGCCCGCTCCCTGCTGGCAGAGCGCGTCACTGCGCTCGTTGATGCACAGGCGTACTTGCGCCGTGAACATATGGCAGGCATCAAGCGGGCGCTGGCCCGCGCTGCAGAGACCGAAGCAAAGCTGCGCGCTTTGGTTGAGGACCATCCCGAGTGCTTTTTGAAGCCGCGAACACAGGTTCTTTCTGGCATCAAGGTCGGCTATGCGAAGGGCAAAGGGGCGATCAGCTTTGATGACGCGGATTCAGTTGTCACCCGCATCAAGAAGCACCTTCCCGAGCAAGCCGACGTACTGATCCGCACGAAGGAAGAGCCAGTGAAAGACGCCCTGGCCCAGCTGAGCGCCGCTGATTTGAAAAAGATCGGTGTCACGGTTTCGCAAGCTGGGGACAAGTCCGTCGTCAAAGCCGTGGATGGTGAGGTGGACAAACTGGTCGATGCCCTCCTGAAAGCTGCAACGACTGAGAGTGATGAGGCCTGACCATGGGCAGCATCCAGTCCCGCCAGGCCGCCATTGGCTATCAGACCGCAAATCAACGCCCGAGCTGCCGTAACTGCAGACACGGCGCCGAGGTCTTTGCGGACCACGCCGCCCCCACAGAGGGGCCGCGCTGGGAATGTGATCGGTATGGCTTTCGAGTGACCGCTACAGCGATCTGCAATCGGCACGAGCCCAAGACAGCCGCCCCCGGCCAAGCTGAGTTCCCACGCACAACCGACCGCCTTGGGGTGCGATAGGTCGGTGTGGCAAGCGGCGGGTGCCACGGTCTTTCCTCGGACCACAACTGCCGCAGGCTCTGAGCGCCACCGTGCTGGTGACACCACGGCTCCTTTCCCACCGCAGCGGTGGGGGCGCTGCAAGCCCGGTTTCCGGTGTCCGAGAACACCGGTTCTTATTTCTTCAGGAGCAAGACATGTTTGCAAACCTCATCATCTACCGCATCGCCCCCCAATGGAACGCAACACTTGAACAGGTGGAGCAGGCGCTTGCAATGACTCCCTTTGCTGAGTGCGGGGCAACACAAGAAAAATCGGTTGGTTGGGTTCCACCCCGTGGCATAGCCCACGGTGCCCTGGTTGAAAGCGTGAACGGGCAGTGGATGCTCCGGTTCATGGTGGAGGCCAAGGTGCTGCCTGGCAACGCCCTGAATCGCAAGGTCAAGGAGAAGGCCGAGCGCATTGAGCAAGAGACTGGCCGCAAACCCGGCAAGAAGGAACGCAAGGAGCTGAAGGAGGAAGCCCGACTGGACCTCTTGCCCATGGCACTCACGAATCAGGCTGCCATGTGGGTCTGGATTGACCATGCCTCCCGCACGCTGGCGTTGGACAGTTCCAGCCAGGGTCGGGTGGACGAAGTTGTCTCGTTGCTGGTTGAAGCGCTGCCAGGTCTCTCGGTATCTCTCATTGGCACGCAGACAAGCCCACAGGCTGCAATGGCGCAATGGCTGTCGGACCAAGAGCCGCCCATGGGCTTCAGCATTGACCGCGAGTGCGAGCTCAAAAGCGCTGATGAGTCCAAGGCTGTGGTGCGCTACGCCCGTCATCCGCTCGACATCGAAGAAGTGCAGCAGCACATCAAGCAGGGCAAGCTGCCCACCAAGCTGGCCCTGACTTGGGACGACCGGGTTTCTTTCGTGCTCACCGATGGCCTGCAGGTGCGCAAGCTGTCGTTCTTGGACGCAGTGTTTGAAAGCACCAAAACTGACGAAGGCGGCTTTGACACCGACGTTGCCATTGCAACGGGCGAGCTGGTCAAGCTGATCCCCGAATTGATGGAAGCCCTGGGTGGTGAAGTGGGGGCGCTTTAAAGAGCGGCCTCCGGTGTCCGACTACACCGGTCTTTGGAAGGCTCCGAGGGCAGCGGGAAAGGGCGTAGACCCGTCCCAGATCGTCCCAAAACATTTTGACGGGGCATTGGTGCCAATTGGGCACAAAGGGCCTTAAACGCCGCAGGAACAAAAACCATGAATTTCGTCCATCTGATCATCTCAACCTTCGCATCCTTGTTCGGCGTAGCCGGGGCGTTGCTCCTGGCCTTGCCCTCCTATCCAGGCTGGGGCTTTGGCGCATTCCTGGTCAGCAACATTGCCTGGCTCACCGTCAGCGCCTGGCAGCGCCAGTGGCCACTGCATGTGCAGCAGTGGGTGTTCCTGGGCTGCAGCTTGCTGGGGCTGTGGAACTGGTGGCTCGGTCCTGCGCTGCTGGGGTAAGACATGGCAAACCACATCGCAGCAATCCATGTGCTGAAGTCCAAGCTCCAACTGTCGGACAGCGACTACCGTGTGTTGATCACCGGCCTCACGCAGAAGGGGAGCACCAAAGACATGAACGACACCGAGCGGCAGCGGGTGCGCGACCACATGCAAGGCCTGGCCGAGCGCATGGGCGTCGTCAAGGCCATTCAGCGCCGCCCCGTAGCGCGCAGCTTCGCCGCTGCAAAGGCACAGGCCAGCCCTAAAGAGCGCAAGGTGTGGGCGCTTTGGAATCAGCTGGGCCGCGATGGCGTGGTGCACAACACCAGTGCGACCGCGCTGAACGTCTGGGTGGAGCGCACCGTGCATGTGAGCGCGCTGCGCTTTGCCAACAGTGCGCAGCTGGATGTGCTGATCGAAGCGCTCAAGGCCTGGCAGCAACGCGGGGCGTCCGATGCTTGAGGCGGCACAGCTCGCACCGCTGCACCAGCAGCTGGACACCAGCTACCCCGAAAACCTGAGAACGGTTGCGGAGTGGCTGTTCGTGCAGCTGGTGGAGGATGAAGAGTCTGTGCCCACGCCTGACCGCATGTACAAGCTGGCCACCTTGGCTTTGCGCCAGACCGAACGACTGAGCGCAGAAGAAGGTGGCCGCAACTTCTACCTGGGCAAGGGCTTGCGCTACCGGGCCAGCCTGCGCGATCGCGACATGTACGAGCGCTTCAACGGTCGCAACTACAACGAGCTGGCCCGCGAGTACCATCTGACCCCAACCCGTGTGCGCCAGATCATGGACGCCATGCACCAGGACGACATCAGCCGCCGCCAAGGCCGTCTGAATCTGGAATAAACCTGCCTCACGCGCACGAGGCAGCGTCTCAAAAACGTTCAAGCGCTTGATTTAGGCAAGAGGCCCCCGCCGCGCGACAGTGCGGTCCATGCCACAAGCCGCCGTCACCCCCAAGCCCCTTCACATCTTCAAGCCCGGTCGCTGGACGACCGCCGCTGGTGAAGTCATCGAGTTCAGCCAGGCTGACATCCAAGCCACGGCCCAGGCCTACGACCCCAAGAAGTCCAAGGCCCCCCTGGTCATTGGCCACCCCAAGATTGATGAGCCAGCCAAGGGCTGGACCGTGGCCCTCTCTGCCTCCGAGCGCGGCCTGTTTGCCGCTGCAGACAAGGTCGACCCCGAATTTGCAGAGGCTGTACGCGCTGGCAGCTACGGCACGATTTCTGCCAAGTTCTACCGCCCCACCGACGCCAACAACCCTGTGCCAGGTGTCTGGTATTTGCGCCACATCGGCTTCTTGGGTGCGCACCCTCCGGGCGTGAAGGGCCTCGACGATCCCGAGTTTTCTGAAGCCGATGACGGCTGCGTGTGCTTCCGCGAGGGCGTGGAGTTTGGCGAGTGGGATGCCATGACAACCGCAAACATCCTGCGCAACTTGCGGGAGTGGATTCTGAGCAAGTTCGGCCAAGAAGACGCCGACAAGGTCATCCCGAACTACGACGTGCGCGCACTTGAGCTGGGCGCAGCTGAAGACATCAACCAGGCCCGCCAGGCGGCCCGTGCCCCTGCCGCCTTTTCCGAAGGCGATGCGCAAACGAGTTCACCACCACCACAGGAGTCCGCAGTGACCGAACAAGAAGCCGCGCTTTTGCGCGAACAAAACGCAGCCAAGGATCGCGAGATCGCTGAGCTCAAAGCCGCCGATGCCAAGCGCAAGGCCGAGGCCGCCCAGGCCGACAACGTGGCGTTTGCCGAGGCCATGGCATCCGAGGCGCGCATCCCCGCCGCGCTCAAGGGCCAGGTTGCTGCCATCGGCACCCAGCTGCAGTCCACCCCAGACGTGGAGTTTGGCGAGGGCGACGCGAAGAAGCCTTTGCACGAGCTCTTCCGTGACCTTCTGCGGGCACTGCCCCCCCAGGTGGAGTTCGGCGAGCAGGCGACCCGCGACCGGGCTGCAGCTGACGCCACCGACAAGGCCAACGAGACGCCTGTGGAGTTTGCAGAAGGTGCAGACCCCGAGCGCGTCGCCCAGGACAAGCGCATCCGCGCCTACGCAGCGACCAACAAGGTCGACTACGCCACCGCCGCTCACGCAGTGATGCGCAGCAAGTAATTCCAACCCATACCCACCAGGAGAAGTACCCATGGGACGTTTGAGCAAACTGCGCGTTGTGGACCCGGTCCTCAGTGCGCTCGCACTGGGCTACAGCAACGCCGAATTCATCGGCGACCAGCTGCTGCCTTTCGTAACGCTGGACAAAGAAGGCGGCAAGATTCCGCGCTTCGGCAAGGACGTGTTCCGGCTGTATGCGACCGAGCGCGCACTGCGTGCCAAGTCCAACCGGATCAACCCAGAGGATGTCGACGGCGCCGATATCACCCTGGATGAGCACGATCTGGAATACCCGATCGACTACCGCGAAGATGCTGAAGCAGCCTTCCCGCTTCAGTCCTACGCCACCAGCCGCGTGGTTGAAGGTATCCGCCTGCGCCATGAAGCCATGGTGGCTGCGATGACGCAAAACCCTGCCAACTACCCAACAGGCAACAAGATCGCCCTGTCTGGTAGCGCAGTTTTTACCGACCCCAACAGCGACCCTGAAGGCGTGGTGGACGACGCCAAAGCGGCCGTGCGCAATAAGATCGTCAAAGAGCCCAACACCATGGCGATCGGCTACAAGGCCTGGCGTGCGCTCAAGCGGCATCCCAAGCTCAAGGCGATCCTGAGCGACACCCGCCCCCGCCTGGTGCAAATCGCTGACCTGCGCGAGATTTTCGAGATCGAAAACATCGTGGTGGGCAAAGGCATCTATTCGGCAGACTCCGGTGTCGTCACCGACCTGTGGGGTGGCAACCTGGTGCTGGCGTATGTGCCTAAAGGCGTGCCTGCAGCGGCTGGCGATGCCCCGGTGCGCACTGCCTATGAGCCCAGCTTTGGCTACACCCTGCGCAAGAAGGGCAACCCGGTGGTGGACACCCGCACCGAAGACGGCAAGCTGGAAATTGTCCGTAACACAGACATCTTCCGCCCCTACATGCTGGGTGCTGAGGCTGGCTATCTCGTGTCGGGAGCGGCTTGATCATGGCAAAGACACCGCCCAAAGATAAAGGCACCACCCATGACAAGCCCGTCACCACTGCGGGCCAGCTCGACGCTGACAAAACCCCTGCGTCTGGTGCTGGTGCAACCGGCGCCCCAGGTTCTGACCAGGTGGCCGAGACGACCAGCCAGGAGAACCTGGCGGCGGCGCCCGGTGGCGCTGCGCAATCGGAAGGCGCGGCCAAAGGCAGCACCCAGGCAGACACCGCGACGGTAGATGCAGCTGGAGATACGGCGACGCCGACGCCCGACGAAGCCCGCGCTCGATCTGGCGCCACACGCACTTACCGCGTGGGCTCTGTGCCGATCCGGCACGACCAGGCCTTCTACGACGTTGGCCAGCCGCTGGAGTTGACCGATGCCCAGGCCGACCGCCTGGGCCACCTGGTGACCCCCGCTTTTGAAACTCCCGAGGAGTAAGCATGCAGACTGAAAAAATCTTGATGGCCACGACCATCCTGGCGGCCACTGCGCTGGCGCGCTTTCGCTTCGCCAACTTTGCGGGCGCCACGGCCAACGCCACGGATGCCGCACTCGGTGTGCCTACGACGAACTTTGACGCTGGTGAGCAGGCTTCGGTGGCTACACATGGCGAGATGCTGGTCGAAGCTGGTGGCGCCGTGGCGGTGGGGGCGCAGGTGCAAAGCGATGCCACTGGCCGCGCCATCACCCTGGCTGCCGGTGTTGCCGCTGGCCGGGCCCGTGACGCTGCCGCAGCTGCTGGCGACATCATTCGCGTGCTGCGCTGACCGGGTGCCACTGTGTCTGCATACGCAACATTGACCGACCTGGTGAACGCGGCCACAGAGGGCTGGCGCGAGCTGGCCCAGCGCGGCGCCCCTGACGCCGTGCTGGATGCCACGCTCCTGGCCACCGTGGCAGCAGCAGGCGATACCAGCGCCTGGCCAGCCGACGATGTTGCGGTGGCCACAGTGGCTCTGGCACGGCTGCAGGATGCCCTGGACCGTGCCAGCAAGCATGCCGACACCTACCTATTCCCCCGCTATCGGGCGCAAATGCCTTTGCCAGCCGACCTAGTGCAAGGCAGCAGCTTGCCTGCAGCGGTGGCCGCGATCGCGCTCAAACGCTTGTATGGCACCACGGTGCCAGAGGAGCTGCGGCGCGGCGCGGCCTGGGCCGACCAGTACCTGGTAGACCTGAACAAGGGCGTGGTGAGCCTGGGCGGCACCGACACCGAAGTGGCCCAGCCTGCTGGCCATGTAGTGACGCGTGCTCCCAGCGGTGCGTTTGACTGGGGGCGGTACTGATGGTCACCAATTCTCCCATCCAGGCGCACGCCAACAACTTTCTGGCGCCCGAGCCATTCATCGTGGCTCGGCTCAAGGATGCATTGGCCGATCTGCGACCCCAGGTGCATGTCCTGACTGCGAATGACCTGGCGCTGGTGAAGGAAGAGAGCCAACCGACGCCTGCGGTGCATGTGATCTGGAATGGCTTTCGTATCAGTGATGCATCACGCCCAGATGGCCGGGTTGCAACCCTGGACCACACCTGGTTGATTGTTGCCGCCGTCAAGAACGTTCGCACCCTCAAAACGGGCGAGGCCGCGCGTTCCGAGGCCGGGGAGCTGGCCGCCAGAGCGGGAGCTGCTCTGATGGGCTTCAGACCACCCAACGTGGCGGGCCCCATGCGCTTGTCGCCCAGCCCAAGCGCTGGACACAGCGCTGGCTTTGTCTACCTGCCGCTCGCCTTCGTGGTCGAGACGGTTTTCAAATCTGAACTGCATTTATAGGAGCCCACCATGGCAATCGAAGTCACCAAACAAATCTACAAGCCCAGCATGACGGTGGGCCAGGTCTACACCCGTGTGTACGGCTCTCCAGCCCTGCCTATGCCCATCGGGAATGTGCTGGAGCTGGGCCTGGAGCACAGTGAAGACGTGCAGACCCAAGAGGACATGACCACCATGGGCGGTGGCACGCACGCCGAGGTGCGCCGCGTCAAGGAAGTGAAGCTCAAAGCCAAGCTGGCAGACCTGAACGTGGTCAACCTTGCGCGCGCCGTGCTGGGCACGGTGGAGTCCATCGGTGCGGGCACCAAAGCAGACGAGCCGCACGTTGCAACGCTGGGTGGCCTGTTGCCCCTGGAGCACATCAGCCCCACCAACGTGGTCGTGACGAAAGGCGCCACCTCTGCGGGTGCTACCCCGGTGCCCATGGCCCTGAACTACGAGGTACGCCACGAGGGCATCTACCTGCTGCCGGAAGCCAAAGACGTACTGAACTCGGACAAGCTATGGGTGAGCTACGGCTACGGCGCTTACGCAGCGATTGAGGCGCTGACAACGAAGGCCGTTGAGCTGGAGCTGATCTTCGGCGGCATGAACGAAGCCGACAGCGGCAACCCGGTGGTGGTGAACATCTTCCGGGCCAGCCAGGGCGTTACCAAGGCGCTCACGCTCATCGGCAAGGGCTTCAACGCCCTCGATGTCGAAGGCACGGTGCTGATGGACCCCACCAAAACCGGGGCGGGCCTGAGCAAGTACTACCGCACCCGCGTCGCCTAACTAGCCACCTCGGCCAAGGGCCGCCCGCCGCACACCAGGGCGGCGCGCGGCCCTTTCTTTTACCGCCCTCGATCGCACCCACCGCAATGGCAAACGACAACCAGATTGACTTCAAAGTCCGCCTGCAGAGCGAGGGCGTGAGCGAGCTCGCGGGCGGTCTGAAGAACATCGACGAAAGCGCCAAAGACCTGGCGCAGTCCGCGACCTCTGCGGGTGCAGGGGTTGACCGGCTGGAATCTGCCAGCAAAGGCGCAGGCGATGCCGTCTCTGGACTGGGCACGGATGCCAAGCAGGCCCAGGAGGCCGTCACCCAACTTGCAACAGCCGAAGATGCTGCCGACGACCAGGCGCGCGGGCTTGGCACTGGCTCCAAGACTGCTGCCGATGGCGTCAAGGGGGTTGGCCAGGCCGCCACAGTGGCTGCGGTCGACCTTGGCGAGCTGGCCCAGGCTGTAGACGCCAAGACCAAGGCCATCAAAGCGGGCCTGCAGGTCGAGCAATCTGAAATTGAGCTGCAGCGCCAGCACCTGGTTGCAGCGCAGGCAGAGCAGCAAGCACGCCTGAAGGCTGCGCAGGCCCAGGGCGACGAGGCAGCAGCCACCCGCGCCTTGACGGCTTTGCGCCAGGCTGAGGCCGACCAGATGGGCCTGGTTGCCCGCGCCAAGCGGGCAGAAGCCACAGCGGTGGACATGGCCACGGCAGCACGCCGAGAGGAGCTGTCTGCCATTGGGCCCTTGAACGCGGCACAGGCCAAGGAACTGCAAGCCGCAGAGAACTATGCCAAGGCACTGCGCGTAGAAGCTGCCGCTGCCGACCAGGCCGCCCAGCGCACCCGTGACATGGGCACGGCCCAGAGGTCTGCAACGGGTACGACGGACCAGCTCAGTGGCCGGATCGGAAACCTGACCCAATTGCTGGGCCAGATGGCGGGAGCATTGGGCGCCGCCTTCACCTTCCGTGAAATGGTCACAGCAGCTGCGCAGATGGAGCAGTTGCGCAGCGGGCTGACCGCTGTGACGGGCGATGCCGCCAAGGCCGGGAAGGAGCTGGAGTTTGTCCGCCAGGTCGCCGCCCGCATCGGCGCAGAAGTGACCGAAGTGGGCCGAGCGTTCCTGGGGCTATCAGCTGCCACAAAGGGCACTGCCGTCGAAGGCGAGCCCACGCGCCAGGTGTTTGAATCCGTGGCCACTGCCATGGGCAAGGCGGGCAAGAGCAGCGCCGAGACGGCCAACGCGTTGCAGGCGCTCTCGCAGATGGCCAGCAAGGGTGTTGTCCAAGCCGAAGAGCTGCGGGGCCAGTTGGGAGAAGCGCTGCCTGGTGCTCTCAACGCTGCCGCTAAGGGCATGGGCATCACCACCGTCGAGCTGATGAAGCTGGTGGAAGAAGGAAAGATCGCAGCCAGCGACCTGTTCCCGGCACTGGCGAAGGGCTTGAACGATCTGTATGGCACTGCGCCTTCGGCCCAGACGCTGAGCCAAGAGATCACCAACATCAAAAACTCCTTTACGGAGATGGCGGCCAACATCGGGGACTCCGGTGGCCTGGCGCCGCTGAAGACGGGTGCTGAAGTCGCTCAAGCCGCAATCCTCACGCTGGAACTCACGCTGATCGGCATCGGTAAGAGCATCGGCACCGTCGCGGCTGCGATCGCCAGCTGGGACTTCTCTGGATTGAAAGAGTCTTTTGCGGAGATCGAAAGAGAGTCCCAGGACAAGCTGCTCAAAGCGGCATCGCACAACGAGACTCTGCGCAACGCCATCAAGGGCAGCGGAGACCAGGCATTGATCGCAGGCCTGGCACAGCAGGAGCTGGCGGCGAAGACTGCCCAGGCTGGTTCGGCCGCGGCAGTGAGCGCGAATGACTTCATAAAGCTCCAGAACGGCTACAGACTCGTCCTGGAAGCGATCCGCGAGCAGATTGCTGAACAGGAAAAAAGCGTAGTTGCACGAGATGCCGAGGGAAAGGCTGCTGTTGCGCTGGCTACAGCCTTTGGCACCGAAGCCGAGCAACGTGCTGCAGTTGTTGCAGCAGCTGCCGCTGCTGCCGTGGAGCAACAGAAGCTCGCCGCCCTGAAACTGGCCGAGCTTGCGACCATGAAGGAAGAGCTCAAGTCCCTTAGGGATGAAGTCGCTCAGATGGCGGTCGTGGACGATGCCAAGAAAAAGCAGCTCAGCGACTTGGAAAAGCAGATCAGCCTGCGCCAACAGGACTCTGACAAAGCTGTCGCCCAGGCTCGGTCGAGCCGCCTGGCTTCAGAGCAAGCCAAAGCAGAGGCCGAGGCCTACAAGGACAACAGCGCCCGCTTGGGCGAGCTGCGCGACGCTTACGAGCGCACCAAGGCCAAGCTGGAGGAAGTGCGTGCGGCCAGGGCAGCAGGAAAGGCTACGGCCGAGGATGTGACCAAGGCCGAGTTGGATGCGGGCAAAGCGGCGCTGGTGTACCGCGACGCGCTCCAGGATCAGATGCGTGCCATTGAGGCAAAGCGGAACCTGCAGCTCACCGACCTGGACGTCCAGTCGGCCACCATCCGGCTCGCCATAGAGCAGCAGCAGCGCATTTATGAGGTGGCAAAGGCACGGGGAGATGAGCGCGGGGCTATCGCTGCGCAGAACGAAATCCGGCGCATGGAGATCGAGCTGCTCACGCTCACGGCCCAGGCCAAGCGCATTGAAGCCGAAGCCGCGATCGCCAGTGCCCAGGCCAAGCGGGCCGAGCTGATTGCTGCCGGTGAGTACAACGGGGCCAAGAAGCTGGAAATCGAAGCCGCCCTCAAGGCTGCTGAAGTGAAGCGCCTAGAGGGCGATATCGCAGAGGTCACTGCGAACAAGCTGCGCGATTTGGCCAACGTCCAAGGCCAGCTGAAGGGTTCCACAGACTCCACGACTTCGTCTATCCAGCAGCAGACCAACGCTCTGAACAAGCTGGCAGGCACAGCCGGTGGGCCGTTTTCCCCTGGGCGGCGCAGCTCGCAGGGTGAAGAACTGGGGGCTGGCGTTCAAGAAGTGGGTAGCAGTGGAAACCAGTTCAGAAACAAGGACGGGATGACCAGCGATGCCAAGGGCAATGTCCAGCAGCAGTTCGTCTGGACACAGTCCTCCATCATCGAATACCTCAAGAGCGCAGGGCTGGAAGATGCTGTGGCTGAGAGTCTGTCAAAGCAGTTCCTGAACGGCAAAGGCGGGGTGGACTACGAAGCGACCGCTGCCCAAAAGAAATGGGGCGGTGAGTTCGGCACGCTGGCCGAGGCGCTGGGCAAGATGGCCGAGTACTACAAGTACAACGACAGCGGAAAGCACGAACGGGCCGCCATTCTTGACTACGAAACGACCAAGAACGCCAAGCCGGTAAAGGCCACGTCAGCCACTTCAACGACGGCCAGCACCAGTACCGCCAGCGGCGGCAACACCTACGTTTCCAACATCACGCTGTCCAACGGCAGCACGACCACCGTCAAGTTCGCCGATGCCGAGTCGCAGTCTGCGACTGAGCGCCTGCTGCGCGACCTGGCGGCGGGTAAAGGGGTCGTTCAATGATCACGCTCACCTACCAATCCACGCCCATGGAGCTGTCTGATCGACTGGTCTGGACAGACGAGTATTCCTGGAGTCCGGTGGTCTCGGAGGCGCGCTACGGCACGGAGGGTGCGCTGCTGCTGCATGTGGGCACCCGCAAGGCAGGTCGCCCCATCACGTTGGACGGGCGCGTTTCCAACGCATGGATCAGGCGCGCGCAGTGCGACCAGATCTACGCCTGGGCCGCTATTGCGGGGGCCAGCTTTGAGCTGGTGCTGCGCGGTGTGGCCCGCACGGTTTCCTTTGATCGCAGCAACGGCGGCGGCTTCCAGGCCGACCCCGTTTGGCGCGTGCTCGACAGCGAGCACGGGCCCGAGCTGCTGTATTTGCCCTCGTTCAAGTTCATGGAGGTTTAACGATGCCGCTACTTGCCGGTGATATCCGCTTCGCCCGAAGCGTCAACATGTCCAACGTCAGCGGCGGCGGCGGCCCGCCCTCGGCGCAGTTGCTCACGAGTGGCCGCAGCAACGAGATCTTTCCGGACATCTCGGAAGAAGCTCGCACTGTTGGTCGCGTTGAGATTTACCAGATCTTCAGCGTGCTGCGCAACACCGACACGACGCCCTTTCTCGGCTCCAACGTGATCTTGGCGGAGCCGCCCGCCGATCCCAACGTCAGCGTCATCTTGCTGTCGCTCAAAGATCCGTTTGCGACCCGCGCTCAGATTGCAAAGCGCATTGAAAGCGGCATGTCTGCAGCGTCTGAGATGAACGGCTATCTGCTGGAAGCCGCATACACGACGATGAAAAGCGTGCAGGTGCTGCAACGCCCTGGCGCGAAGCCTCCGGCCATCGGCAAGACCTTCGTGCTGGTCTACAACGAGGGCACCGTGAGCGAGCGCCGCCAGCGCGTTCGCATTAAGGCCGTCACCACCGAGTCGCGCACATTTACCGAAGTAGTCAACAACAACCTGATCGACTTTGAAGCCCAGGTCACAACCTGCGAATTGTTCGATGGCCTGGCTTACGACTTCCCCGGCTCGCCCGCCAGTCGCACCTACGCACGCCAGGCTAACAAGACCCTGATCCGCGAAACGGTCTATTCCGATTCCGGCATGTTCTACAGCGCATCAAAACTCACCGTTGCCACGCAGATCACCGAAAGCTGGCTGAGCGTCGCAAGCGTCTACGCCCAGATCGTGCCGAACAGCCGCTCGGAGGTGGCAACCGTCGATCAGCGTCCCGCAGCCCGGCAAACGCTGCTGCTGTCCAGCGCACCGCGTCGGGTGGAGGTGGGAATCACACCCCACTCCCAACGCATCAAGATTGCAGAGGAAAACGCCGGTCAGATCTTCGTCGCCCAGCTCACACCGCTTCCCGAGGCGGGCACGACGACCATCGAGTACTGGGCACTGGGCCAGCTCTACACGATTTCCGATGACGGTACAGGCCGCATGACTGGGGCGGGTGGTGGTGCACTCAGCCTGCTGACCGGCGCGCTGAACTTCACGCTCAAGAAAGTCCCCGACATTGGCTCGTGCATCAATATCAGCCATGGCAGCCGCGTGGCGTACACCGACCGCTCAGGCCAGGGTGCCAACGTTCGGGCCCCAGAGTACCTGGTGGAAATCGAGGCCGACACCGCCTTTGAGCAAGTCGTGCCCGGCTCGATGGTGCTGAAGTACACCAGCGGCAACGTTGAGCGGGTTGTGACCGAAAGCGGCAACGGCCAGTTGTCTGGCGCAGCCACGGGGCTGATCGACTACACAGGGCGCCGCATCTTCTTGCGACCCACGTTCATGCCTGATGCTGGCTCGCAGTTCCTGATCGAGTGCGATCTGCTTGCTGTTGTGAGCGAGACGTTCCCGTCCCTGTCGCCGAACGCTGCGGGGGACGTACAGATCACTCTTGCCCAGCAGCCCGTTGCCAAGTCCTTGCGCATCGAGTGGTCCACTGCCCGGGCTGTGAGCAACACCAGCGGCGGAACCATGAATTCGACCGTCGCTACCAAGACGCCAGAGATGCGTCAGGTGGTGCGCGTAGACGGTGCCTTTTTGCACTACCAGCAGGTCGGCAGCTCAAGCACTGGCGCCACGTTGACGGAAGAGAGTGGCTCAACGATCGATGGCCGCACGATCGTTTCTCGTGCTGTTAGCGATGACGGCGCAGGTGCACTCGGTGGCGGCCTGGGCTCCGTCAATTACGCAAGCAAGAGCGTAACGCTGCGGGCTGTTTCGTTCGACCGGACTGCAACCAATTACAAAAGCGATTACGACAACGCCTCGGACTTTGAGCGCTCAGCTCTTCTAGGTCAGGCCGCAAGCGGCACCAACTCTCGCAAGGGCGGCTCATATGGCACGGCAACGATGGGCGAAGAAATGCTCGCCGGGATCACCGTACGGTACCGCGTGGGCGCTGGGGCCCCGGTTCACAAAACGCAGGCGTACACCCCGCCACCCGTCGTCATTGACCTGGCGCCCCTGACGACCGACCAGACGATCTCCGGCTCTGTGCAATTCCGATGGATGGGCAACACCTATTCGGATTTTGAAGGCGTGATCTACCGTGGCCGAACTGACACGGACCCTGGTATCGCCTCAGGCACGATGGACTATGCGAGCGGCCTTGCGCTCATGAACAACTACGTCGTCGGTGGCACCGGACCCGCCGATTTTCAGCTCCAGAGCTTGTGGACGATGAAAGGCCAGTGGAGTGCCGGTTGCTTGTTCTTCAACACCGACGCGGCCCCTATTCGCGCTGGTGCCGGTGGCTTTGTGCTCACGGTCGTGGACCTCAAAGGCAACACCCTCACGGCGAACATTGACGGGCAGGGCAACATCACGGGCACGCATATGCGCGGGCGTATCGAATACAGCCGGGGGGCCGTTGAGCTGCAGTTTGGCGACTTCGTGCTCGACACCGATCTGACTGCAGCGCAGAAGGCAGAGTGGTGGTATTCCGCTGCCGACGTTGGCGCCGTCCAGGCGGGCCGCATCTGGCGTCCCTGGCCTGTGGACCCGACCACGCTGCGCTACAGCGCGGTGAGCTACATCTATCTCCCAGTTGACGTGTCCCTGATGGGCCTGGACCCCGCAGCCCTACCCAGCGATGGTCGCGTGGCATTTGCTCGCCCTGGCGATACCTGCGTGATTGGCTTGACCCATGGTGGCGCCAGTGCGTTTTCTCCGTCTGTTGGGCAGACCTACAACGTGGGGCACCAGCGCCTGTCTCTGATTCAGGTTCTGGGCCCTGACAAAGCGGAGATCCGCACGGGCTACACCGCAGACCTCGACGCGGGCACTCTGCTATTCACCGACCTGACTGGCTACCCCGCCCAGGTGACCGTGATCGGCAGAACTGAGGTGTATCGCCAGATCGCGGAGGTGCGCATCGACGGCAAGGTCAAGCTGACACAGCCGGTCGGATATGCCTTCCCTGAGGGAGCGGTGTTTTCAACGGCACTGCGTCAGGACGACCGCTTTGCCCAGGTGTCGCGTGTTTACTCGCAAGCGAGCTGGAGCGGCACGGCCTGGTATGACGGTGTTGACCCGGTCGCAGGCGAAGCCGCCGCAAAGTACAACACAACCCGATCGCAGTCAACAACCGGGGCGCGATCACTGAGCGCTGGGCCCTGCGCATTCGCAATGGTGGCACCACCTTCGACCTCTACGGGCGGAACTTGGGCCAGATCGCGTCGGGTTCTATCAACGAGGACTTCTCCCCGATGAACGGCGCTGCGGGTGCCCCCTACATGACTATCAAGTCCACCGGCTGGGGGTCGGCATGGGTGCCTGGCAACGTGCTTTTCATCGACACCATCGGCGCCGAAGCCCCTGTGGACCTTGTGCGCTGCGTGCAGCCAGGCAGCCCTGCGGGCATTGACGACAGCTGCTGGTTTGAGCAGCGCGGCGACGTGGGTCGCCCGCCTGAGTCCAGCTTCTAAAACAACTTTCAGGACACGAATATGCCAACAACTTACCCAGTTAAGTGGATCAACAACGCCATGCGTGGTGCGCCCCAAATATCGGGCACCGCTGGCTCTCTGATCGCGGCGATTGATGCATTTCTGCTCACGGGCTTTGGCGTCACTACGGCGATCAATGTCACTGTCGCAAACGGTATTGCAACGGCCAACCTGCAAGCTGGGCAGTCGTTCGATAAGTACGTCGTCGTGCTTGTTGACGGTGCAACGCCAGCAGAACTGAACGGCGAAGCCCGTGTTCTCACGTCGAGCAGCTCGCAGATCACCTGGGCGACTGCCGCGCCAGCGGGCGTGGCCACGGGCACCATCACGATCAGAGTGGCGCCAGTCGGCGGCTGGGCGAAAGTCTTTGCGGGGACAAACAAAGCGGTCTATCAAAGCAACGACGTGCAGGGCGCACGCTTTTTCTACCGGGTGGACGATACCGGCACGCTCGCAGCCCGCGTGCGGGGGTATGAGTCGATGACGGACGTTGATACGGGGACCGGGCCTTTTCCGACGGACGCGCAAATAAGCGGCGGCGGTTACATGGCGAAATCCACGAACGCAAACACCACAGCGGTACGCTATGACTTTGCTGCCGATTCGCGATTCTTCTTACCTTCTATAGCCGCCGCGTTTTCATCGAACTCCACATACACGCCGTCGTCGGCTAGAGGCTTTGGCGATGCGGTTGCGCTCCGGCCCTCAGGCGACCCGTATGCGTCGTGCATCTCTGTTCTTGATAGCGCGGTGGCCGCTGCCTATGGGGGCTTTGAGTTCTCGCAAAGCGGTGGGGCAGCGGTATACGTTGCTCGGGCAGCAACGGGTTTAGGTGGTTCGCAAAAAGTTAGCACGCTGGCTTTTGTAGGGGCCGCTGCGTTAAGCGGCGCCACTGCCGCACTGGGCGCATTCCCCTCGTCGATCGACGGTGAGCTGAAAACGTCGCGCAGGTACATCGAGGCCGGGGACGGTGCGACGCCGCGTGCGATTGTTCCTGGGTTCTTGCATATTCCGCAAAGCGGGGTCGCCCTGACAGTTGCTCCGAGAGACACATTTGACGGCACAGGTGAGTTCGCGGGCAGGGTGCTGCTTGCCTTGGGGGCGATCGGCGGCAACCTTAACAACGTGCCAGGCGGTATCTATCTTGTGGATATCACGGGGCCCTGGAGATAAGCATGGCCCATCTCAGCACATTGGTGCGCCAAGTGGGTCTCTCAAGCCCATTGCGGGGCGCAATGTTCACCGGCGTAGTGCGCGTTGTGACCCACGGGATTGCTTCCGGGCGAGGTCGTGACTGGCGATTGATCGCAGACACCTCCGGGGTAATACGCGACCGCGTCATGATCAAGCTCACGCCGTCATCACCCGAGACGCCATTCGTGAATGGCCGCGTTTGGCTGCTGCGTCTGACAGATGGCTACAAAGCTTGGGAAGGCTGGAGCAACGCTCAGGGCTACTACGCGGCGCGGGGGCTTGAAGTCGGCGTGGCATACATCGTTGTGGGCATCGACCCCTACGCTGAGCACAAAGCCACAGGCGCTGGGCCGGTCATTGCGACATCGGGGGCTGCATGATCATTTCCAGAGGCCACCGCGCCGCACGTAACGCCGCCAGCATCACTGTTGCTGATGCCGTCGCTGGGGCGTCATCGGTGCGCGTGTACGACGCCCAGGGCGGTGTGCTGCTTGGCGTGCGCACCCTTGCAAAGCCATGCGGCGCGATAACGCCGGAGGGGCGCATCAGTTTGCTGTCTGCTGCAGCACAAGACCTGGTGCAGGTCACTGGCGCTGCCGCTTGGGCAGAGTGGTGCGACGGCAGCGGCACGCCTATCGCCTGGGGCGCCGTCACAGACGAAGCCGGTGTGGGCCCGTTCAAACTGGCCGGGACCAGCGGCACGATGCTTTACGCAGGTGGCGCCGTGCTGCTCGCTGGCGCGCTGTTGGGATAACCCGTGGCATCAGGAAAACTCGTCTTTGGCGCGGCAGCGGATGGCACCGGGCACCTGGTCTTCGGCGAGGCGGGATCGGTCGTCATTCCCGATGCTGTTTTGTCGATCGACGCTGACCTGCCGGGGCTGGGTGGACTGACGCTGCGCGCTGGGGTCGTGCTCGGCATGGATGCTGACCTGCCGGGCCTGGAGGGTGATGTCGACCTGCTGTGGGACGCAAACGTCAGCCGGGGCACCCGTGTCTCGTTGGAAACCCACTGGCAAGAGGCCCAGCCGCTGGCCAGCGGTGTCGCCGTCCGCTGGGAGCAAGCCCAGCCAGTACGCAGCGCAACCATTGCCCGGTGGGAGCAAGCCCAGCCTCTGGCTGCAGCAGCAGTTGTGCGCTGGCAAGAAACCGAGCGTTTGCGTAGCGCTGCCCGCAGCCATTGGCAGCAAGCCGACGCACTCCGGTCGGCGCTGCAGGCGGATTGGCAAGAGGCACAGCGCATGCGGGCGGCTGTTGCAGCCGACTGGCAAGAGGGTGCTGGCCTGCGGGCTGCAGTGCGTAGCCATTGGCAGGAAACCGAGCGTTTGCGTGCTTCGCTGCTGACCGCCTGGCAGGGCCAGGCGGTGCCAATGCGGGCTGTGGTGGGGGCAGGCTACGGCGATGCGATCCCCGCGCGCCTGGCTGTCGTGAGTCACTGGCAAGAGGCGATGCGGCCCTTTGCAGGCGTTTCGCCCGATGGCAGCACAAAGCCGCCAGTCAAGGAACCTTGCTACGACCCGGCCACCGTGGGGCGTCTTGTGTTTTCAGCGCTCGCAGATGGTGGCGGGCGGCTTGTGTTTGTGTGCAATCGCGGGGAGGTCTTGCCACCCGCTGGCGTGGTGGTATTGCCGCGCAGGAGCTACGTCATGATCAATTCGGTGGAAATCCGCCGCGCCGATGCGCTGGCTGGCGACCCTTTGCCCAGCGATGCCTTCTCCATGCAGCTGGACCGCCAGTCATGGACCTGGAACTTTTCAGCGTCTTTCCATGCGGCTGCAGGCGATGCAGTCGCCCCAGGCCTGAACGGCGAGCCCGTCGAGCTGGAGGTGCGAGTCAATGGGGTGCCATACAGAATGCTGGGGGAGACTTTCGGTCACAGCCGCCGCCTTCCAGAGCGCCTGGTCAAGGTATCCGGTAGGGGGAAAGCTGCTCTACTGGATGACAAAAGCAACCCTTTGCGGACTTTCACCAGCGCGGTGGACCGCACGGCCAGCCAGCTCATGACCGAGGCGCTGACGATCAACGGCGTGGGTTTTGGCTGGTCGGTGGACTTCGGCATTGAAGACTGGCTGGTGACTGGTGGTGCCTGGATGCACCAGGGCACATACATCAGCGCCTTGGCCGAGATCGCAGGCGCTGCTGGTGGCTACCTGCAACCACACAATACCGACGCGGTGATTCGGGTACTTCCGGCCTGGCCGAAGCCGTGGTGGGAGTGGGGCCAACTGGTGCCCGACATTGAGCTGCCTGCGGGTCTGAGCGAGATTGACGACACCGAGATCGTCGATCGCCCTCTATACAACCGCATCTTTGTGGGCGGTGAGTCTTACGGTATCACGGCGGACTTGACCAGGACGGGCACAAATGGCGATCTGCTCAAGCAGCCCATGGTGGTTCACCCCCTGATCACAGGGCTGGACGTGGCGAAACAGCGCGCCAGGGCGGAACTGTCGGTATCGGGCAGGTCGCTGGTGCACAAGATGACGCTGCCTGTGCTCGGGCAGACGGGCGTGATCAAGCCTGGTGTGGTGCTGCGATATCACGACCATGCCAACGCGTTGCGCACCGGCATCGTGCGGTCGACCAACGTCTCCATGCAGTTCCCCGTGTTGACACAGTCACTGGAGGTTGAAAGCCATGCCTAATTTGTTTGCCCAATTCCGAGAGCTGATGGCGCCTGGCCGGGTTCAAGTCGCCCAGGTCACTGCCTATACGGATGGGGTTGCGACCCTCACGCTGCCAGGTGGAGGGCAAATTCGCGCCCGTGGTCAGGCCAGCGTGGGCGGTAAGGTCTTTGTCCAGGACGGGGTGATTCAGGGGCCAGCCCCGAGTCTGGCGGTTGTCGTGGACGAGGTGTAAAGGAGAAAAAAGACGGGCGACCCAGCCAGGTGCGCTAACACTTGGCCAAGCCCCGAACATGCAGAAGTTGCCTGCAAGCCCGACAAGGCCCGCCACCCTGTACAGAGTGCGGCGAGTCTATCGGAGTTTTCATTCAGAGAAACAGGCTTGCAATGGAAGAAATAAGGTGCGGGGCATGCTCCCGCAAACTGGGCGAAGGTGAATACACCCGCCTCGTCATCAAATGCCCCCGCTGCGGGGCAATCAATACATTGAGGGCCGAGAGCCCCCCATCAGCGCGCCAGGGAGCGCCAGACTTGAAAGGGCCTCATGGCTCCCATCATTCCCTGGATCGGCGGCAAACGCCGCCTCGTCGACCTACTCCTGAGCCGGTTCCCCACCCATAGTTGCTACGTGGAAGTCTTCGCGGGCGGCGCGGCGGTGTTCTTTGCCCGCCACCCAGCCGACGTCGAGGTGCTGAACGATGTGAACGGCGACCTAGTCAACCTCTACCGGGTCGTCACACATCACTTGGAGGAGTTTGTGCGCCAGTTCAAATGGGCGCTCACCAGCCGCCAGGTGTTCAAGTGGCTGCAGGAAACCCGCCCCGAGACGCTCACCGACGTGCAGCGGGCCGCCAGGTTCTTCTACCTGCAGCAGCAGAGCTTCGGCGGCAAGGTGGCTGGCCAGACCTTTGGCACGGCGACCACGGCACCGGCAATCAATCTGCTGCGGATCGAGGAGAACCTGTCGGCCGCCCATTTACGCCTGGCCAGCGGCACCTATATAGAGAACCTGGACTGGGCTGCGTGCATTGACCGCTATGACCGGGCCCACACGCTCTTCTATCTTGATCCGCCTTACTGGGAGACCGAAGGCTACGGCGTGCCATTCCCCTGGGAGCAGTACGAGCTGATGGCGGCCAAGCTAAAGGCGATCAAGGGAAAGGCGGTGGTGAGCATCAACGACCACCCCGCGATCCGCGAATGCTTTGCAGGGTTCGACATGGAGGCACTGAAGCTGGACTACACGGTGGGCGGTGGTGCCAACCGTGTGGAGCGCGGCGAGCTGGTGATTTACAGCTGGGACCGCCAGGCCGAACCTGCAGGGCTGTTCTAAGCCTGAGCGCAGCCACCTAGGAAATGGGTGGCTTGCAGGCTGTACCTTGCCTGGAGGTCGTTGACGGCGTCCAGTACCGCAGCTTGGCAGTCGGTGGTCAGCCTGGTGAATGCGGGAACCATCAGCAGCTCCCAGTTGGCGCCATTGTGAAGGTCTGTGCGGTGCTCAATCCAGATGGCTCCGCTGATTTCATGCATGCAGCCCTTTGAGCGCTGATCTAGGGCGATCGCCCGAACAATGTGCAAGCGGATTTGGTCGGCAGTGACTTGGGTGCGCATAGCGTCTCCTATGAAAGTTGAGACGCCATCGTGTTGTCACGACCTGAAAAACGCAATGCGGAACCTTGGAAAAATGGCCACCACCCCAGCTCCCAGGTTCATCCTTGACAGGGGGGAATTCCTTTTCCTGTGGCGAAACTCTAAACTCTGCGATTTATCGCGCCCGCTAGCCCGCATTTATCGCGGCGCGCTTCATGCAGTGTCTCTGCCCGCTTTTTTTGTTGCCTCTATAGAGGCGCATGAACGGCCATCCCTGCCGTCAGCGGAATGCGAAAAGCCGTTCGAAGCAAACCTTGATTTCTACAATTTGTTAATT